CAGACGGATTAAGAACCGTTGCAGGTACAGCAAGAATTGGTGACGTTGAACTTGGTACTATAAGCACTCCTGTGCAGTCTGTGTTTAACGATAACATTGCAAATGCTAGTGGATTTAGATCACTTGTAATACCAAATAAAACACAGTACAGAGTGTTCTTCACAAAGTCAGGCACGGTGCAATCTGCAACAGAGGGAGTTGCAACATCCCTAAGAGGACAAACGTTTGAGTTTGCACAACTAAAAGGAATACGACCTACATCTACAGATACTGTAACTACGGCAACAGAAACAATAGTTATACATGGTGGTGACGGTGGGTATGTGTACAGACAAGAATCAGGCAATGACTTTGACGGAACAGCAATAGGTGGTAAGTATAGAAGTCCTGATTTAAGTTTTGGTGACGCAGGAATACGTAAGCACATGCATCGTGTTCTTGTAAGTTACAAACCTGAAGCTGCAATAAGTGCAGATATGTTTTTAAGATATGACTATGAAGATCCAGATAGTCCAAGACCTGCAGCCTACTCTTTATCAGCGAGTGACATTGTGGCTGTATATGGATCAGGAGTATACGGAACTTCAACATACGGTGGACAGTCAGAGCCTTTGTTAAGACAGTCAGTAGAGGGATCAGGATTTACAGTGGCACTCAGGGTAGATGATAATGGTGTAACAGCACCATATGCTTTGAGAGGATTTCAAATGGAATATCAAACAGGAGCTAGAAGATAAATGGGAGCAACATACACAAGACAGTCTACGTACAGTGACGGTGATGTTATCACGGCTGCCCATACTAATGACGAGTTTAATCAGTTATTAGCAGCCTTTCAAGCAAGTAGTGGACATACACATGACGGTACTGCTAATGAAGGTGGTCCTATAACTAAGATGCTTGGTACATCTCTTACACTTGGAGATGGCACAGCAGGCACAGATATTACTGTAACCTTTGATGGTGAGTCAAATGACGGTGTACTCAAGTGGATGGAAGACGAAGACTACTTTGAGTTTAGTGATGATATACTCATAGCATCTACAGAAAAGATACAGTTCCGTGATACAGCCATATCAATAAACTCAAGCACTGATGGACAGCTAGACCTTGTAGCTGATACAGAGATACAACTTGCAGCAACTACTATTGACATCAATGGTAATGTAGATATATCAGGAACGCTAACAATAGGCTCTGCAGGTATATCTGAAGCAGAACTAGAGATACTAGATGGTGCTACAGTAACTACAGACGAACTTAATATTTTAGATGGTGTAACAGCAACTACCTCAGAACTAAATATTATGGATGGTGTTACAGCTACCACAGCAGAACTTAACATCATGGACGGTGTTACAGCCACAACCACTGAACTTAACATTATGGATGGTGACACTTCTGCTACGTCTACTACACTAGCTGATGCAGACAGAGTTGTTGTTAACGATGCAGGTACTATGAAGCAGGTAGCTCTCACAGACTTTGAGACTTACTTTGAATCAGCATTAGACACATTATCTAACGTAACAACTGTAGGTGCGTTAAACAGTGGGTCTATAACAAGTGGATTTGGCACAATAGACACAGGCTCTTCTGCAATAACCACCACAGGACTTATCACAGGTGGCTCACTCGATATAGACGATGTTGTGATAAACGGAACAACCATTGGTCACACAGATGACACAGACTTAATTACATTAGCAGATGGTGCTGTAACAATAGCAGGTGACTTGACAATCAGTGGTGATGACCTCACTATGGGTACAAACACTAGTGGTCACATCATGGTTGCTGATGGAACTAACTTCAACCCTGTAGCTGTATCAGGTGACGTAACTATAGCAGCAAACGGTGCAGTAACAATAGCCAACGATGCTGTTGAAACTGCAATGGTAAACGCAAATGTTATTACAGGACAGTCTGCTGAGACATCACTTGACACATCTAATGATACAATACTTATACATGATGCGTCTGCTAGTTCCTTAAAGAAAACAACACTTGCATCTATATCTTCTGCTCTTGGTGGTATCACAGATGTTGTAGCAGATACATCACCACAGTTAGGTGGCAATTTGGATTTGAATGGCAACGATA